AATATAATCGACTACCTCGAACAAAAAAGTTTTTTTATAGAGCAACATTCTCCTTGAGGGACTTTGATTTCAAATAAAAATTTTTTTCTTACTAGTAGATTATATTGACAGACATTTTAAAAAATAATAGTATCATATTATAAAATGAAGGAAAGTGTTAAAAAATATATACAGGAAGGTATACACTTTTCTAACGAAATCATGGATGCTATAGAAGATATTTCTCAAAAGTATGCTGAACATATATCTATATCTATGGAAATTGGACATTTTGATAAAATGAATAAAATCATGATGAAAATGTCTAAAACTCTTATAGAATATAATAATCAGTATATAGATCTTATAAGAGATTATGAAAAGGAAAATGAAAATGTAAAAAAGAGTAAGAAAAAGGGTTTAGAAACAATACACGAAGATATGTAAATGATACGTGAATATGTCGACTTTGTATACAAGATACTTGGCCCCGGTTATAGTGAGCGTGTGTATCACAACGCGATGGAAGTCGTTTTACGCAAACACGGAATACCCTACGAAACGGAAAGAATAGTTCCTATAGTATTTGAAGGGCATACTATAGGAAACCTTCGTGCTGATATAATATTAAATAAAAAAACTGTACTCGAACTTAAATCAGTTAAGACCATGAATGAAGTCATGGTCACACAAGCACAAAATTACCTCAAACTTACTGGTCTTTCGGAGGCATATCTGATAAATTTTCCTCCTTCAGGGGGTCATGATCCAGAGATTCGTTATGTTTCGCTAGATAATACATATAAGGTATCATCTGACATATAGTTTTCCATTGACTCGTTGATTGTAAATAATATTTTTTGGGGTCCGCGAGACCTTCCTCTATGATTTCATTGATTTTTTCTGTATGAAACCTGATCTCATTCAGACAAAATTTATAATACTCATCCATTCATTAAATTAATCACAATTCTTTAATTATCGTTTAAGTTTATCGTTTATATTTTGAAAAATTTCTGGCATATTTCTTTTCTTGATGGCAAAAGCCTTGAGCATGTTACTCATGCTATTGAAAGATACACCTTGACGCAATGGGTTTTTGCGCGATGTTTTCTTATTGGTTTTCTGTTTAGGAGATTTTGGTCTATTTACCGGCTTGTTACACGATGACATTTTATTATAAGATTATATTTTAAATCGTGGGAATATATTCCCATTTGAGGTCATTGCATATTTTTTTCCATATAACATCCTGTTGATATAATTTTTCCTTTGATTTGAGTAACGGGAAATATTTAAGATATGAATCTTCACTTAAGAGTTCACAAAATTTATACAAAACATATGAGTAACTCAAAAAATTTTTACGTTCACTTGGACAATTATCGTCGAATGGTTTTTGTATATCTTTAAACATTATACGCAGTTTTTCTTCAACTTCCTGTGGCATTTTTGGCGGTGATATACCACTCAATATATTAGTTATATATGGAACGTGTTCATAATATTTATTTAATTTGAGTTTTTTGAGCAAACTCCTAACACGTGCATGTGTGATTTCTTCCACTACTTTTATTTTTATCTTCTTTAGTTCGTTTCTTAACTGTTCTATAACTTCCGTAGGGATATGCGTTGTTTCTTGTGCCTGAAACTGTGAAAGCCATTCATTGAAATGATTTTCTCTCTTATACGAATAGTTTACTATTTTTTCAGATGTTTCCTGTTCTTCTCTATATGTCAATTCTTCGCTAATAATAGTTGCTATTATCATACCACATTTATCACATACTAAATCACTTGTATCTGCAAAATGGTATATATTACTTTCTAAACAATTAGGACATTCTTCTTTTTTTCTTTCCATGGGTCGGTCTATATTATTCACCTTTTCAACGTTTATTAGATAATCATTAAATATATCTTTTCTCTGTAATCCAGACGTTTCTTTACATTTGAAAATATTATCTACACTTACTTCTAATTCTAAATCATCTGTATATTGTTTCATATACGGCATACACTGAATTATATAATTCGACATTTCGTATTCATATGTAGATTTATTACTAGGGTCATCTTCTATTAGTTTTTCCCATGTTTTTATTTTATTATTATACCTACTTAAAAAATTACCTTCCATATAATAATTAAATAGAATGATCGGTAATCTTTTAACCAACATTATAGTTTGGGTATATGAAACTTTAAAATATATAACATCTAAACCGGATTATAAAATTATAGATGCTTCCATGGAATATTTTTTAGACAATTCTAAACCACCTCTTGAACTCGATGAATTTTGGGAAAAAGAATACGACGAATGGGAAGAAGAAACGGAAACGTATTTTAAAACGTTAAATTTTGTTGATTATAAAAACACGGTAGTACCCGATAATGTTACTAAAACTATAATTCGTATTAAATATTGGTACAATGATGTCATGTACAAATATTTAACATATGATATGAAGCATGCATGGCCACCAGAAAGAGTAAATGGAGTTGTATTTAATATTCCGATCACTTCAGCACAATTGCTTGACTCGGATGATAAACCAGTACGAGATCTTTTAAACAAAGTAAAAAGATACGCGGGACCGAGAGGTGATTTTCACAACGAAAAAATTAAAATAAGTGATATGCTCTATTATGATATAGAAACACTAGAAAATGAATATCCACGAATAAAATTAAAAAATGCACTTGGTATGGTGAAAGTTGTAAGTACAGTTGATGGTTGTATTACAGATCTTCGGGTACCTTAGTTGCTAAATAGAACTTCAAATCACCTAAATTTGCAACGTTATATTTTAATATTAAGAAGCGGTTTTGTTCTTCTTGCATAATTTGAACAGTAGAACACATACTTGTGGCTTTAGTGAATATATTCATGTATCGAAGAGAATATTCACCCGATATCTTGGGACTTTCTTCCGTACATTCAATGTTTGTTTCCTGATTCGCAAAATCTCCACTGCAATATAATTTTAATTGGTTGTTTTCTCTTGTTATTTCTATAGTGTTACCTATATTATACATGTCACGACATATTCTTTGAAAATCTGCCGAAGCCATTGGGGTGATAGTTGTCATGTTTACATCTGGAACTTCGATATGGTTTTCGTTTATATCTAGTAACTTTAATGCAAACTTGGTACATGTTTTTTTAGCTTCGCTATGAATTTCCAGGTTCATAAATTCTTTACAATCTATACTTATAGTAAGTACATCGTTATTTGTTATAGATTTTAAAAGTTTAAAAGTGTTCGCCACATTTATACCTGCGACTATTTCAGTTTCGCATTCATATTCTTCGAAGTTATCCGAAGATAAAAACATATCTACTAAAGACGTACGAGCTGTATCTAAAGTAACTATATACATACCATTTGGTTTAAAATATATATTTACATCATTAAGTATATCCTTTAGTACTTCAAAGGTTGATTTTATAGCTGAAGCCTGAATAGTAGCTAATTTCATATCTAATTTTATAAATTAATTATTTCTTTATATTCTTATTATATGCGTCAGAAACACTCTGATTAATTTTTTCTTCGAGTTCGGGTGTCATGGCTGGCTGTAAAGTGGTTCCATAATTATCCAAACCAAATAATTCATTTGTACCTTCACCTTCGAGTGTTGTCATTGAACAGCTACCAAAACCACACATTTCCAGTTCTTGAACGGGTAATAATGATTCAAGCCAGTTTTTTATTTCGTTACCAACTAAGAACTTACCATTTTTAGTAAGCATTGTTGGTACACGCGTAATTTTGTTTTTGTACTGAGGAGGTATACCCAATTTATTTATATTATGGTACTGAACAATTTGTTTAAGTTGCGGATGTTTATTTATATAGTCAATGACATCTAAACTATGATTACATTGCGGACTATAAATTAAGAGGGACATCTTAGAATATTTACGTAAAATATTTTCATTAAAAAAACACAAAAAAAATAATTTTTAATATTAAATGATGAATATTGTTCTATTAATATTAATACTTCTTGTGCTTACACTTATGAGCATGCACAGGACAGAAAAATTTACTGAAAAATTTGGAATGGCTGGGTATACAAAACCTGTACATTACATTATAATAAATGACGAAGAAGTGGATTTGTCTCAGTATAGAGAATCTGAAGAGGACATAGAAGTTTCGAATGATCTCATGCAGAAGATGGTATTAGCAACAAATAAAGAAATATCAAAGCGTACAGGTTTATGCACTTACATTATAGAAACAACTTCTATAAAAAAATATATAAGTGGTTCTGGCCAGGATTTATATAGATGCATGTTCATGTCCGTTAAACACAAAGGTTTTGCTTTGGGATTTTCTGTTTCTGCTGATATAAGAATTACAGACGGTGAAGCAACTGTTGTAAGTTTGCGTACACAACCAATCGATTCTAGACCACCAAGTGATCCGAGTATTTACCAAAAAACTATAAAAGGTAAAGAGTTCGAAGATTATTCTAAAGTAAGACAATCTGAACTGGATATCATAAAAACTAAAGGTTTAACAGAAAAGGTTATACCTGAACCCCGAACAATGTACGGTAAAATTAGAATTTAAAAGTTCTCTATAAAATGTAATGATCAGTATTGATGAAATATCACGTATAACTGAAAAAAGAAATAAACTGAAAAAGGAAACATATATCAAAATATACGACCAAATTTCAAAAAAGATCAGACAATCGGTTGATCTAGGTCATAAATATATATTCTGTCAGATTCCTTCGTTTGTTATGGGGTATCCACATTTTAATAGGGTAAAGGCATTACAGTATATAAAACGTCAATTTGATATAGGCGGATTTACTGTACAACAAATAGGGGAGTTTGAACTTTGTATTTCGTGGAGACCTAAGAAACAACACAAAAATACCCAGCGTGAAGATGGTGAAGATATGGGTGAATTCCCATCCTTTGTAAATCTTAAAAAGGCCGCAAATAAATACAGGAGAAACGCGTGATAAGAATTTATAAAAAAAATCGTATAATCACAGATATGAGTGATCCATTGAATATTTTAGTCGAAGCAAAACGCGAATACGTTGGTCAATTATGCCTACTCATGTGTCCAGTCATGATTGAAACTTTTGAAACCATGTATGAAGAGGCTTATAAACTTTCCAAAGGTCGTAAAGTTCTCGTTATGTACCAAAAACTTTTGAAAGAAGTTCCAAATTGGAGCGATGCCATGTCTAAACAGCATACAGATAACATAACAAACAGATGCGCGTGGTTTAATGATTTATTGGCTGCCGTATTTGTAAGTTGTGTTAAAATTTTATCCGCGGTTCGATTAAATAAAGATAATAAAAAGATTTCTCTTAAACTTCCGACAAATGAAGTATTTATACAAATGTGCTATAACAACGCAGCGAAGGATTTGTATCAAGACCCTTACATTTATCACGAAAATCAAAACGAATATACGAGAAATGATAAGTTATATGAAAGATTTTCTGTATGTATTGAAACTTCTATAAAAGAACTTATACCAGTACAACAAATTTTACAAACATATATGTCACAAACACAAGAAGGTGAAGATTTGGATCTAGGGGATGCAGTATTAGGAGATTCCGAAGATCCAGATCTACTGGAGGGAGATGTAGAAGAAACATCAGAAGAACCATTTGAACAGGGACAATCGTCTATGGAAGAGTCAACAGGTATGGAACCAATGCAGTCAACTGAACCAATGCAATCAACTGAACCAATGGAATCAATGGAACCAATGGAACAACAACCCGCAGTAAATGCATCCCCATTTGCAAACGAATTCAAAACGATAAACACTACTCCATCCACGCAACAACAGGAGGGTGACGATGGTGTTTTATTTCCAGATGCATCCGAAATGCGTGCAAAAAAAGTTGGTTACTAATAGATAATGGAGTTTGAAGACTATTTAAGAGATCCCGCATGGGCTGGTATAGTAGCTGCTTTATTAACAGCAGGATATATACATTTTAAAGCAAAGATTAACAACGAAGGTAAACTTCCAGTAAGTGCTTATGCTAAACCAGCTGCACTTAACGCAATTTTAGTATTTTTTATAGTTACAAACGGTTTAGGTAAGAAAGAAACTATATCAACGGAACCATTTTAATTTTACTAACTTAAAGATAAAATGTCTATTTACAGTACAAAATGGCTTCTGTGACTGCATTCAATGATATGATGGGTCAATTTCTTGTGGAATTACACAAGACCTTTCCAGAAGAAAAGGCTCTCAAAAGATGTTTATCTGCTTTCGATTTGGCTAAAGAAGCCAACCCACGTTTAGTGGTTGATGGATTTATGGCAAGTGTTACACCGTTCGCGGATAAAATTTCCGCGAAAGATGATACTTTTTTTATAAATGAATCCAAGAACCTCGATTTTATGAAAGATGTAAATCTCGAAAATCATTGGGCTTCCTGTTCACAAAATACAAAAGATGCAATCTGGCAATATGTTCAAACGTTGTATATGCTTGGTACAACTATTAGTTCCATTCCAGAAGATACACTTTCCATGATTGAACAAGTGGCTAAACAATGTGCCGATAAAATGACAGACGATGGTTCCGAATTAGATGAAAATGCACTTATGAAAACGATGCAGGGCATGTTAGGTGGTATGATGAAAAAATAAACTCACTATATATAAATGACATCTTGGTTTGAAGATCCGAAGCAATTGGTACGTGTAGACAAGGTACACGAATTCTGGCCTTCAAAATTACAGTCTTCAGCAGACCGTGTTAATGCAACAGCACGATTTATCATTTATGCATCATGTATAATCTATCTTATAAATAGAGATCCACGTATTTTTGTTTTAGGTACAACTGCGCTCGGCGTTCTTTATATAATGGAACGATCGAATATGGTTAAGGATAATGTTATTAGACCAGCCTCCGGAAGTGATAGTGTATATAACAAATGTTCTATGCCATCAAAGGACAATCCTATGGGTAATGTACTCATGTCTGATTACATAGATAGACCAGATAGACCAGAATCATGTTATTACCCAACTGTTAAAAAGGCGACTAATAGTTACGCTACAGATGGAATTAGATATGGACCAGCACGATCTCGATCGGCTTCACCAGAATACCAAAGAAACGCATTATCTAGACAGTTTGTAAGTATGCCAGACACTTCGATTGGTAATACGCCTTATTATGAATTTATTCATGGTAAAAGACAAAATACATGCAGACAAGATCCGAGATTATGCGATCCAGATATGAGAGGTGTACAACTTGGTGCTTTTGCCGGACTTGACCCAAATGGTGACGCGAGAAGAACGGCAACAAGATTTTGAACGTCTTAAAACAAAATCTCTCGTAATAATAAATGGCATATCAACTCCAGCCAGGTATGAAAGTAGTTAAAGATCACGCGGTCCCATCTGTATGTGCTACTGAAGAAGTTTTTTTGTATCCTCAGCCCAGTACTCTTAATTATGGTTCAAGTCGACCAAATACCATGTTATATGGTACGGCACCATACATGGCAGGTAAAGGTTCACCAGCACAATATATAGAAACGTCTGACAGACTTAGACCTCAATCTACATCTCAATTCAACAAACTTTTGGTAAACACATACGAAAAAAATTTCCATCCACTTCAAAATGTTGAATGCAAAGTTCCACTTAGAACTCGTACATATGAACCAATGAGTACACGTGCAGAAACCCAAAATGGTTTATTTCAGCAAAGATACCTCAATAAAAATCTCAATAAGAAATAAGAATGGCTGATCCCGTTTCAATATTGGCTATAGCCGGTTTAGTTTATGCTGGTCGAAAATTGAGTCACACACAAGAAAAATATTCAGTAGAAGGTAATCCTATAGAAGAACCTGAAATAACTTCCGATTTTTCGGAGAAAGAATTGACAATACAGAGTGAATATTCAGGTCCATTATCACCTTTGGTTGAAACTCCGATTAAATATAAAGAAGAGATTCCGTCATTTGGTGAAGTTGCACCACAAAAGAGATCTTCTGGTGGTGAAATACTTAATATGAGGAATAGGATGTACGATGCTGGTAGAATGAATAATCTTTCACCAATAGAGAAACAACTTGTTGGTCCAGGTTTGGGTGTTGATGCAAGTGTTCCAGCGTTTGGTGGACACCAACAATTGTTTCGCGTAAACCCCGAAAACGTTGGTGCATACAGATTGACAACTTTACCAGGTAGATCTGGTCCAGCATATGATTCTAAAGGTGGTAGACGTGGTATAATGGGCGAACTTGGAAATAATAGACCAGAAAAGACGGCTTTTCTTTATGGTAGACTCCCACCTGTGCCCGGTAGAGCTCAAGGCATGACCGGTAGAACACCAAGAGCTGAACATGAAAAAACCAAGCGAACTACTAATAGATCCGAAACGGGTTTAAGAACGGATACTTTGGGATACGCAAGTGCAAAACGAACTGTTTCTGCACTTACACGCGCGCAAGAACCAACGCGCAACAAGAAGGATGGTAATATAGAACATTATCAGTACAATAATCAGCCAGCGCCAGGTATATCAAGCTTTCACGGTGGTTATACTAACGCCCCTGCATCTAAAATCGGTGAAAAGCGAACATATGGTTCTACGCATACTGTTGAAGAATTGATGAAGTACGGGTTTAGACCGGATGATCGTCGTGGTAAACCAAACCGTGCAGCTGGTCCAGGACGTATGAATGTACGCGCCAATCCATTAAACCAAGGTGGTTTATTAACAAGTGTTCGTTCCGATACGTCTCGAATTGATGGTAGAATAAACTCAGCAAATGGTGCGTGGACACAACAATATAGGAATAATGATTATCACAAGTTTAATGCGTATAAGGGTAATATAAATCCAAATGCATCTAACACAAGTTTAGACACAGCAAAGCGACAGCTTTCGACTAACCCATTAGTTCATAGTCTTTCTTAAATACCATAAAATTGAGATATACACTCATTAAAATATTGTTCATATATTTTAATGAAGGTACATACCTTAGATATAGATAGTGGTGAACGTGATCCCAATGTGTACCCAAATCCAGGTGATTATGTAGTACATCTAAAAAACCCAATTTATGACGTATCTAAGATTTCGCTTATATCAGCACGAATACATAATAGTCAGTACCTTATACACAACAGGAATAACACATTTGATATAAATGGTACCACTGTATCAATACCGAATGGAAATTATGATGGTGATGATTTAATGCAGGCAGTTGTTACAGCATCTACTCATTTATCTAGCGGTGTTTATGATAAAGATACAAATGCTATAACTTTTACAGGTAGTGCACCTTTTACATTTGAATTCTATGGGGGAACAAATGGGTATGCTTCTAATGTACAAGGGTATACAACACCTTACGATGTATTAGGTTTACCAGCAAGTAACGTTTCATCTACGACATTGTCACCATATGAACTCGAAACGGGTAGTATTAATTTACAAGGTGCAGATGCGATTATTGTTAAACTGAGTAGTGGTTCTGATGAATTTAATAAAACTGTATTTTCGGAAACACCGTTTTATACTGGACGTATACTTTTATGCGGGGATGTAATCAATTATTCGGGTGTAGATGATAAAATAGAACATAATTTTGATTCTGGAACACAAAAAACGATATCGAGTTTAAGGGTGCAATTTTATTATAGTAGCAATAACCGATTAATACCATATGATTTTAGAAATGCAAATCATGTACTTAAATTAGCTATAACGTGTTCTACTGATAAAATGGAGAATGTTTCTAAAGTGGAACGAGACTTTTCTCTTCCACCACCTATGAGTATCCCCGAATTAGAGGATCCGCGTAGATGGGATGCGTTTATATCTATATTTATGGTAGTCGCAACCGGTTTATTTTTACTTTTAGTTATGCGTAAACCAAGGCTTATCGAGTAACCGCGAAGATTGGTTGGGCTGGTTTTTGTACGCGTGTAGAGACACGAGAGATGGCAACGTAAACCAAGATGGACAAGAGAGTGGTAAACAAGGCAGTGAGCGTGTAGTTCATGCCACCGTTTCTATTGACCTTAACAACTTGGTTAACCAACCATCTTACCAAGTCCATCCAGGACAGGGCAGCAGCAAAGGAAAAACCAGCAACGATAGCGTTAAGGGATTGCGATTCAAGTTCACGAGTGACGAGCGTGACAGTTTCGGCAGCAGACATTTTATATATATACTATCCTGAGATTTTATTCTGGGAGTAATTCTTCTTCGACTAAAATTTTACTATAGTATTGTGGCTTCAAATACCCATTTAACATACCAATATTTATAGAATCCACTTCCAATTCTGAATCAGAATCAGAATCAGAATCAGAATCATCATCTGTATCAGAAGTAGAACTTTCATCATCACATATTTTAAAATATTCAGAAGTCGTCGTCCATCCCTCTGGATCTGATGTGTTCATTACTATCTATAGTATTTTTTAACAGCTGTTCTGACGGATTTTTTGGTTCCCATGAACTCCAATTATCATACGCCATATTCATTTTAACAAATTTATATTCTCTCCCTGAATATCGCGTAAATGGAACTTCTTCTTCCTCTTCTTCAAATTCAACGTCTTCTTCGTCTTCGTCTTCGTTTTCGTCTTCTTCTATATCCGGAAAATAGGTTCCTATTTTTTTACCAACTTCATGCATTGCACAGTATTTCATGGCATATTCTAAATCCTCTGATAAAATCATATCTCTACCACACGCACACGCGTATTCCGCCGCAAGAATCATAGAACGTTCTAGTATAGGTTGTATAATATCAATAGCAGAATTCTGTACTTGTTCGATTAAATTTAATGTCGCGTCTTTTTCAAGTTGATTCATTATAAATTAAATAAAGTTTTAGCTATTCCGTTTTCCACGCGGAGTATATTATAACTTAGACCTAAAACTCTAAGTTCTCTTTCTGCATCTGTATCAGGTGTTATTTTCATTTTTATTATTTGATCTTTAATTAAACTAAAATTAATTTGACCCGTTGGATACCATCTTTCAGGTTCGAGTGCGAAACTATACGAATAGTACCTTCTGAACAATTGCGTTCTCGTGTGATGTATACCACTTTGTATTGCACGTAAGTTTATTACATCACCTGTTTTTTCGTCTATGATTACTTTTTCATCAAGTTTTAGTTCCATGTTTTTTAAATGTTCAAAATTTATGTAATCACCATTATACAATTGAAATAATGAATCATAATCAAAATTAGTTGTAAAATGACCACCTACAACCTTTCTAAGTCTTTGTATGATGAAAAAAAGTTCTTTTACAGGATTTTTAAATTGGAGTCTATGAGTAACATCTATATAATTATCTATATTTGCATCTATTGGTATTATAGATTTACTTTCTTGTATTTGAGTTATAGTGTAATCTATTCTTTGATTACTTAATTTTTGTTTTTCTTCCTTGTCTAACGAAACCATTTCAGTAGTTAGTTTCAGGTTTTTTATGAGTCCTTTCGTTTTTACGTAATCACCAAGGTAAAATATGCTATTCGCATTATATGGGTCGGTTGTGTCATACCCCCATACACAATCTTTCAAATCCCTGAGTTTTATTATTACTTCAACTTCCTGATTATGTATAGCACATAACGGTATAGCGAGTTCTGGGTTATTATAAAAGTAGAATGGTATATCAACAAAGTATTTAGTATCGGACGTCGCTAAACCCAAATACCCGGCTATTTGTACTGTAGCTACACTAGTTCCTGAAAGTTCGAGTGGCGGTTTACCAATGAGTTTTGATAAGTTATGCTGTTTTGTTTGTGTTATATAGTTATCGGAATATATAGCTAAGTAATCACTTGGTATTCTCTGGATAATTTCACCTCCTATTGTTAATTCTACATATTCGATTATTGCATGTCCTATAGATTCTACATACCCTATACCTTCTATATTATTTACTAAATTTTGTGGTATACTCGAAAGTTCCAGTTTCAAACTCACGGTTTTGAGAAGATCACCTTGATTTTGGGGAATGGTACACTTTATGGTACTTCCAAATTCAATTTCACCAATGACGTCGTGATCTACAAAGAACGGTGCAAAGTTTGTATGTTTTTGGAAATTCTTTATAAAATATGTATATTCTGGGTTATCTGTAAAAAAAGCGTCCTGTGGTCCAGATGTTTCTAATTGAACACGCCCAGCCATTACTAGTATAAGGTACTAAAATTTTAAACCACCAAGTCCGCTACTCACTCTTAAAACGTTATAATTCACTGCGTATGTATACACCGAATGTGCATAGTTTGTATTAGGTGATTCAAGTTCAATTTCAATTAAATTGTGTGCTATTCTACTCATATTTACCTGACCAGTTGGGTAATACGTTTCTGGTTTCATTGAGAAACTATACACTCCGAAGTTATTATCCGTTACACCTGTGTAATATTTTAAAGGTTGTTCGTAACTTAACATTAAATTATCTGCGTCTATTATTCTATTGTTATTAAACTTCATTGTAACGTGTTTTATCGGGTTGAGTTTATGAACGTCATCGCTTATCGCCAAAAAAAACATTTCTTTTACGGGGTGTTTGAAATTAAGCATACCCGCTTTTTTAGATTCACCAGCTTTAAATCTAAATTGTGACATTTGGAGCTGAGTTATGACGTATTCTATAGGACGCGTAAGTAAGAAATTCTTTTCATCTTCGGTGATAAAATAAAAATCAGTGACGAGTGATACTTTTTTAATAGAAGAAGAAACATTAGAAGGTGGATTTGATATAGTATTAGTGTTTCTTGTATAAGTTACAGTCACATCATTCAACTTTTTAAACTTTATGCGTATTTCGACGAGTTGTTT